CAATCAAGTCACGTTTTCGTGATGAGTTCTCTTATGCATCATTCTCAGAAGGTGAGAAAATGCGTATCGACCTTGCATTGCTGTTTACTTGGAGAGCTATTGCAAAGATGAAAAACTCTACAAATACAAATCTATTAATTCTAGATGAGATATTTGATTCATCTTTGGATAATACTGGTACAGATGATTTCTTGAAAATCCTAAACACATTTGACAAACAAAATGTATTTGTTATATCACACAAACAAGATCAGTTGATTGATAAATTTAGAGATGTAATACAGTTCAAAAAAGAAAAGAACTTTAGTCATATGGTGGCATAATGGGAAAACGTAGTGATTTTGAAAGAATACCAAGGGATTATTATCCAACCCCCTATCAAGCTGTCCTACCTCTAGTTGCACACCTTCCAGAGTGGTATACCTTTACAGAACCCTGTGCTGGTGATGGCAGACTAATAGATCACTTGGAAAAACATGGTGGAACATGCACACAGGCATATGATATAGAACCTCAAAATGATAGAGTTGTTGAATGTGATGCAATGTTATTGAAACAAGTTAATACACCATTTTTTATTACAAATCCACCTTGGGATAGAAAGGTACTGCATCCTCTAATAGAACATCTTTCATCTATGGCTCCAACTTGGTTATTGTTTGATGCAGATTGGATGCACACAAAACAATCCACACAGTACTTGACAAAACTGAAAAAAGTTGTTAGTATAGGAAGAGTAAAGTGGATTGAAGGAAGTAACAGTGTTGGTAAAGACAACTGTTGCTGGTATCTATTTGATAATAAAGATATGGTAAAACCTATTGAATTTTGGGGAAGAACATGACATACGAATTAATTGATCCGAATGAACCAATCCTACAGGAAGTATTACCTGATATTACTTTTGAGGAATTGAAAGAGAAGTTTGGACTTGAACCAAAAGAATTGTTTGATAACTTGGCTGAAACAATGACAAAGTACAAGGGTATCGGTTTATCTGCAAATCAGTGTGGACTTGCTATCAGAGCATTTATTATGATGACAGACTTGGATAAGAAAGCAGCTACAATCTTTTTCAATCCTAAGATTACACACACTTCTGAAGAAACAGAACTATTCGTTGAGGGATGTTTGACATATCCGAATCTGTTTCTGAATATACGAAGGCCAAAAGAAATTCGTTTTGAATTTATGGATGTGAATGGTGAACAGAGACAATCACAGTTTAGTGGTATCAGTGCAAGAATATTCCAACATGAGTTCGACCATATGCAAGGACGCAATTTTACTATGTGGGCGTCTAAACTCAAACTTGAAATGGGTTTGAAAAGAGCTGCAAAAAAGAATAAAAAAGTTCTAAAAACATCTTGACATTTGTTATAATAACAGATATACTGTATAGGTAAGTTGATAAAAACAGAGTCGTTAGGAGACATTATATTATGGCACATGAACTTGAAATCGTAGACGGTAAAGCACAAATGGCGTATGTCGGTGAATTACCATGGCATGGACTTGGAACTAAGGTGGAAGAAGAACTTACACCAGACCAATTCCAAAAGGTAGCTGGACTTGATTGGACAGTTGAGAAACAACCACTAGTTACACCATCTGGTGTAAAGGTAAAGAACAAGGAAGCACTTGTTCGTACATCTGACAACACTGTATTAGATGTTGTTGGTACTGGTTGGAATCCAGTACAGAACTCAGAAGCGTTTGAATTCTTCCATGAATACTGCATGACAGGTGACATGGAAATGCACACTGCTGGTTCACTGAAAGATGGACAACTTGTATGGGCTCTTGCAAAGACTAAAGAGTCGTTTGAACTGTTTAACGGTGACGTTACAGAAAACTACTTTTTGTTTTCCAATCCACATCAGTTTGGTAAAGCGATTAACATTCGTATGACACCAATTCGTGTAGTTTGTAAAAACACTCTCGCACTTTCCCTATCATCAACTAGTGACCAGATGGTAACAGTAAATCACCGAAAAGCATTTGATGCTGAAGAAGTGAAAGAACAGATGGGTATTGCTCGTGAGAAAATGGCACAATACAAATCAATGGCTGCATTTCTTGGTTCAAAGAAAGCAACTGGTGATAACGTAATCCAATACTTCAATGAAGTGTTTGGTGCGCCTGCGAAAGAGAAAGTAGACAATGTTCTTCCTTTCACTTCTCGTAATGCAAAACTTGCTTTTGAAAACTTGGACACTCAGCCTGGAGCAAACTTTGCTCAAGGTACTTGGTGGACTGCTTTCAACTCTGTCACTCACATGACAGATCACTTGCAAGGACGTTCTAATGATGGACGATTGGTTTCATCATGGTATGGACGTAACCGAAAGGTTAAATTGAACGCCCTCGACAAAGCGTTAGAATACGCCGAGGCGGCATAAAAAAGTTGAAAAGAGGGGTTGAAAAATCCCTCTTGAATACCTATATAATAAGGGTGCAGTTCGTAAGTCGCCCTGTTGACACACAATTATAACCTACTCTGTGTCACAAATTAGGGTTTGTCGGTATCCTCCCAAAAACCGTCATTATAAATAAACGTGATACGCCATAATGGGTATCGCACTGTATCTTGCTTAATAAGGAGAAACGACATGAATACAGCTCTTACAGACCCTTTTGATAGGGTTAAAACCTACTCTATCGGTTTCGATAGAATGTTTGACAGACTACTTGATGATAGTCGTGTTACAACACAAACCTACCCACCTTACAATATCGTAAAAGTATCTGATACTGACTATGCAATTCAAATTGCAGTAGCTGGATTCGGTAAGAATGATATTGAGATTGAAACAAAAGAAAATCTTCTTACAATCAAATCTGTGGAGAAAAAAGAAGAAGTTGTAGATGATACAACTTATCTACATAAAGGTATCTCAAATCGTGCCTTTAAAAGAACCTTCACAATTTCTGATGATGTGGTAGTAAAAGGTGCAACCTTTGAAAATGGGTTGTTAAATATTGAACTTGAGAAAATTATCCCAGAGGAAAAGAAACCTCGCATGATTAAAATCAAGTAAAATATTTGTGAGGGCGCCTCTTGACAGGGGCGCTCTTATTTGATATAGTAATGATAATTGAACTTTATAGGATGAAACTGTGAAAAAGATAGACTACAAATATTCAGAAGATTCTATTCTGAAAGAAATGCAAGAGTACATAGATGCAACCTATGATGCTCATTATTCTCACAATAAATTTCAAGCAACAGAATTTATCATGGACAGTGGCCATGGTGAAGGTTTCTGTATTGGGAATATTCTAAAGTATTCTCAACGGTACGGAAAGAAAGAAGGCAAGAACAGAAAAGACTTGCTAAAGGTGATCCATTATGGTATAATGGCACTTCACAATCACGATTCTCAGGAGAAAAATTGATGAAGCTTAGTAATGATACACGAGAGGTTCTAAAGAACTTTTCAACCATTAACCAGAATCTTCTGGTAAAAAATGGTAACACGATTGGAACTATGTCTGCTATGAAGAACATTGTTTCTAAAGCAACCGTTCCAGACACATTTGAAAATGAATTTGCAATCTATGACTTGAATGAATTCTTGTCTGCAATGTCTCTATTCAAAGATCCAACCCTTGACTTTGACGAGAAGAGTGTGCGTCTTAATGAAGAAGGTGGTGGTAGTAATCTGACTTATATGTTCAGTGATCCATCTATTGTAACTGCACCGAAAACAGAAATCTCTATGCCTTCTGTTGATGTAGAGTTTACTTTTACACAAGACACTTTCAATCAAATCCAAAAGGCATCAGCCGTACTTGGTGTTCCTGATGTAGTTCTTACAGGTGTAGAAGGTGGTGATATCAAACTCACTGTAACCGACCGTAAGAATGACACATCAAATGACTACAGTATTTCTGTTGGTGAAAACTCACCATCTAGTTTTACATACTGGTTTAAAGTTGAAAATCTAAAACTACTTTCTGGTGATTATAAGGTAGAAGTATCTGAAAAAGGTATCTCACATTTCGTGAATATCAACAAACAAATTGAATACTTTATTGCTCTCGAAGCTGCCTAAACCAGAAGGATTATATTATGAATGATGTGATGTTGTGGGTGGAGAAATA